AGGTATAGCCCAGCCAAGATGATAGGAACCTGGTCCTCCACCGTTATACCACCATATTTCTACATCTAAAGTTTTGTCTTCACTAACATCATATACGGGAGAGTAGTCACTCCAAGTTGTCCCCTGCTCTACCCAGTTGTTAACGGCAAGTTGGCCATCTACATACATTCTAAAACCATCATCTGTATATCCCGCAAAGTAGGTTTGTGTAAACCATGAAGGAACTGTTATCTGTCCAGTAAATTTAACTATAAAGTTTTCGTATCTATTACCGCAAACTGGACGAGTCATATAGTTTCCATTTATTGTTCCACTACATAAGAATTGATCTGTGGCTGCAAGCCCATTAACTCTAATTAGACTATAAACATCGTATGCCAAACCAGCAGAACCAGCACTGTCTAATGCTTGCTGAGCGTTTGAAAGATTAATGTTGGCTACTCCAAGTGCATCGTAGGCATCATTCTTATTGTCTAAAGCAGTGGCTACCTCTTCTGTTTGTTCATCTACTGCTGATTGGGCTAAGTCTTTTTCTTCAAGTGCCGTTGCTTTTAGGTCAAGGGAGTTGTCATACAGGTCAGAGGTCTGAGTCTGGGTTTCTTTTGCAGATACGGCAAGATCATACTTATCTTCTGCCTCTTCAATTAGGGATATAAATTCATCCTGGTATCCAAGGTCGTCTACGCTGTCGTTTAGTTCTTGTATTTCTTGGGCTGCAATCGTTAGTGGGTCGTCTGAATTAGCCTCTGTTGGTGCTATAAATAACCATCCAAAAGCAAGTAAAATAACCGTAGATATACGCAAGAGTTTATTCAAGTGGTGGACTCTCCTCTTGCCTATTATATCAAATTATTCAGTTAGACATAATAATATAACAAAAAAGGGAGCCAAATTAATGGCTCCCCTAGTTGTTGGATTAATTACTTAACGTACTTAACCTTAGCCTTTGGATTCTTTGCATTCCACTGCTTAGCAAGTGCATTGAAAGCATCCTTGATTGACTTAAGTGCTACAGCATTATCTGCTGTTAACTTAGCGATAGTTGCATCCTTAGCAAGGACAACTGCATCGTGTGCAGCCTTTGCATCAGCAAGAGCCTTTACAGAAGCAGCCTTTTCTGCTGCAAGAGCAGCATCTGAAGCAACCTTAGCAGCAGCAGCATCTGCAGCAGCCTTTACGACTGCAGCATCTGAAATTGCCTTAGCAGCGAGTGCTGCATCCTTTGCAGCCTTTTCAGCAGCAAGTTCTGATACTAGATCACGAACTGCGATCTCTGCAAACGGTGCAAGTGCACGAGCAGGAAGACCAACTACATCTGCAGTTGTTGCATCAGATGATGTTGTAGGTGAGAATGTGATTAGTGATCGTGTTCCAGTTGCTGGAAGTGTTGCAACAAACTTTGCAACTCCAAAATCTGAAAGTGTAGCACCAGTTGTGACTGTTGCTGTATCCATAACTGCTGTTGAAGCAAACACTGTTGCAGTGATTGACTTAGCAGATACCTTGTTACCAAATGTATCTGTTGCAGTTACTGAGATGTCTTGCTTTGTACCAGCAGCACCAGCAGAAGGAGCAGATACTGTAAGAGTATTAATCTTGCCAGCAGTTCCCTGTACGTAGTAGGTAAGTGTTGTTCCCTGATTTGTGATTACAACTGTACCAATTGCTGTTGTCTTTGTATAGACATAAAATGTTGCTGTTGTTCCTGTACCAGTTGCAATTGTCAAAGATGAAGATCCTGATGTTGCCCCTACTGGTGCAGCAGTTGTGTGTAGTGCAGACACGATTGTTGCATTTGTTGCTACTACAGAAACGTTTGTTCCAACATCAACTGTTGCTACAAACTTTAGTGCATCTGCAGCATCAACTGTGTTGTCTGCAGGGACTGGCAATGATGCAGGTGTTGCGATTGCTGAGGCTGTTGTGTTAGCCGTTCCAGCAAGATCTACAGCAACTGTCATTACAGCAGCGTTTGCAGGCGTTGCTACCATTGTGCCCAATGTCATGGCTGCAACCATGGCAAGAGCGAGTTTCTTAAATGAATTCATTCTTTCTCCTTGTTAGTTTATCTGGTCCCATGACCAGAATATTAAATTAAATTAAAACCATCCAGGAAATCCCTAACATCGTCAGGCATTTTCGGATTATCTAATTCTACCATACCCCTGTCTTTCTCTGCAAGTCGTGCAGAAGAGGACCAGGTATGGACATCTATCTCAGTATTATTATTCTTTGGTGTGTGTGATATTGCTCCAAATACCGCACCAGTTACGGCATCGGCAAGGTCCTTAGATTTTTTGCGGGGGTGATCTACACGATTACCTTTCATAATCTTAAGTTCTGACATTTCTTCTAATAGGATAGGGATTCTTGGAATAGAAACACGCTCTTCATAAATCATCATAGCAAGATCTTCGTAGTGCTTCTTAGCAACAGATACTGTCTCTGTCCTAATTCCAACGGCCTGCAATTCATTCTGAATATCAAATGATTGCCAACGGTCAAATGAAACCATTCCAATATTAAAACCTTGTCTGCGTAGGTTCATGATCCACTGCTTAACTTCAGATAGATTAACAGGGCCTTCTGCTCTTGGCTCCCACCAGGCAACTGCATCCACTACTACAATTGGGGCTACTTGTTCGTAATCTTTAATTACCTGGATATTTACCCACTTGTCTACGTGAGCAATTGCTACCGCACATTTATCGTGCTTTTGTGCAAGGTCAGCATGAATATAATATGTTTTTTCTGGGTCTGGTACAAAGGTTTCATCAAACCTTCTAAATGAGTCTAGTGGATTTCTGGTGTTCATACACTTCTCAACCTTGTCAATCTGTTTAAAGAAAGCATCAGATGAATATGTTGGCATACATGCAAAACGCATCATGGCATCACCAAGGTCTGTATAAAATGCTAGTTTAAAGTCTTCTATCTTACGAGTTGGATTTACATCCCATGTAGGTCTTTTAAATGCATATACCCTTGGAATTTTGTATTGAAGTATGTTATCTTCATCCCAGGAAATTTCAAACTGATTGCCTGGATCTTCGTGTGGCAAGTCTTCGTTCATAATAAATGTATGTCTGCGTTCAATGGTTTCTTTGTCAGCAATAACAGATTCATATCGTTGAGAAATAAAGTCACCTTGATAGCGTGGAAATGAAAGCAAAACAACCTTACCAAGGTCTGGGAAACGAGAGTCTACTGTTCCACGAAATGCTTTATAGATATTGTCAGCAGTCTTTCCTTGTTCATTTCCAGATATAACCTCACTTGCAAAACCAGAAATCTCATCAAGTACTGCCATAAGCAAGTTTAAACCCTCATGAGATTCTCTTTCTGAGTGTCCAGAGTAAACAGTAATTGCTTTGTCAAACTCAATTGAGTCAGCCTTTGCATTATACTTTCCAGCAAACCAAGGTGACTTTTCAATCTTTGTTTTAAAGCCTTTAAAGAAAACGTTCTTAGCCTGTTGTGCGTTAACAGCAACGTTAATAATATCAATAGCATCTCCTGCAGGCTTACCAAAATAAATTGCTGGGTCTTTAAGACATAGTAGTTTATATACTACGTATGCACATGCTACTGTTGAGATAAAATCTTTTCCACTACCCTTGCCAAGTTGAAGAATCAATTCATTTTTGGTGTATTTATTAAAGTGTTTAGTTCCTTCAACATCTCCCATAATGTCTATTAGATCTTCTTTACGATAGATCTGGCTCATTGCCTCTACTATTTCGTATTGAATATCAGATAAAAGTGGTTGACCAAGATAGTCAGGTGACTGGACAAATGTCTTTACGTCAACTGGAGTTTCAACAAAGTGATTCTCTTTTAATACTTCAAGAAAGTCATTGAACATCGTGGACAACAGTAATCACTTCTCCTTCTTTTGCAATAGCAGAAAGTCTCTTCATGATAATATCACGGACCTCTGGATGCTCTGAAGCAATATCTCTTAAGATTCCAACAAGAACTTCTTGTCGTCTTTCAATTTCAATCATCTCTTCTGCAAGTTCTTTATTCTCAAGAAGTCCAGCCTTTTGTAGCATATCAATTCTTCTTGACTCAATATCTAAAACTAATTTAATTCCAGCAGTCTTTGCTGTAAGGTTTGTTGATAAACTTGCTTCATCAATAACTTCGTAAGCCTTTGTAATTAACTTTGTATAATGTGTATCTGCTCCTACTAATGCTTCTTTAGCACGAGCACGGATAGCATCATTTGCAGATGCCATAACTTTCCACTCATTAATTAAAGATACAACACGGGTTCTTGGAATATCTAACTCTTTAGATATAACTGTTGGATCATTACCCTTAAGATATTCAGTAACTACTTGATTAACTTCATCAAGATGCTGAATAAGTTCTGTCTCACTTGACATACTTTCCCTCTAATCTATTTATTTCATCCTTAATATAGAAGATGGCTTTTTCTAAATCTTGAATTGTT